ACAATCTTGAAGGAATTAAGTAGAAAGAATATAAATATTACAACGCTTGAAGATCCGGTTGAAGTTTTTTTAGATAATGTTAATCAAATGAGTTTGAATAGAAACCTTGGAATTGATTTTTCAAATGGGCTAAGAAATATTTTAAGGCAGAATCCTGATTAGTAGCTATAAATGGCTAAAATAGAAGGGATATATTAAATCGTCAAAAGAAACGGCAAAAAATTAAAAAATTTTTGATATTATTTTACTAGCATTTTTCATCATATCATCATTGACATGAGAATAAGTGTTTAATGTTTGTTTAACATCATGTCCAGCAATTTTAGCAACAGTTTTAAAGTCAACTCCGTTTGCTATCAATAAAGTTATATATGTGTGTCTTAATTCATGTAGAGTTACTCTTGCTAATTCGTATAGCAGCGAATTTAGATATTTTTCAATTGAAGCTTTATTAAAAGGAGCTATGCGATTGTCTATAGATATAGGTTTTTTAGATTTATAACATTTTAATTCGGTTATAAAACTTTGAGTTATTGGAACTTTTCTATATGAATTTTTACTTTTTAAGACTCCTATACCATTTTTACCGTTTTTTAATTTTTTCCATTGCTTATTTATATCTAAAGTAAGGTTAACTTCATCTATATCATTCCAAGTAAGACCTAATATTTCTCCACATCTTAAACCAGTATTAGCTGCTATATATGCAACTATATAAAATTTACTTTTCTTAAGTTTCTCTGATTTTAAAAGTGCATCTAATTGTGATTTTGTTAGTGCTTTTTTATTATCATTATCTTTATCTTTAGATAGCTTAAAATTTAAATTAATAGAGAAATTAGGATCATAATTATCTTTATAATAATCAAAGATAAGTTTTATTCTTCGGATATATGTTGATAAAGTTTCATAACGCAATCCTTTCATAACCATTTTATCAATACATTTTATCAAATCTGCTTTCTTTAAATTACATACTTTTATATCATGAATTAATTTTAATTTTGATACAGTATTTGTATAACCTTTTACAGTATTATATTCTTTATAAAGTTTTGAATGTTCTACGAATTCATCAGAAAGCTGTTTAAATGTAATAGTAGCATAATCAAAATTAACAATATCTTTTTGTTGTAATAATCCTATTTCTAGTTTTTTTACAGTTTCAGAAATGAAAGATTTAGCATCTTTTTGAGCTTTAAAGCCTTGTTTAGATTTTTGACGCCATTTACCTAAATTATCTTTATAGCTTATAATACATTGTAAACCTTTATCTTTTTTACGATAAGTTACATTGTAATCCAACATAAAATCACTCCTTTAATTTTTATTAATATATTGGTTTGGAAATTGCAAAAGTAGGTTCAAAATAAAAAGTTATATCTTTACATTTTCTTTTTACTCCATATTTAAGACGCATATATTGTATAGCTCTATCAAAAAATTCGTCAGTAACATTTAATTTTTCAGCTATTTCATATCTATCTTTAGCACCACTAATAATCGCGTCCGCAATTTGTTCAAGCCCACAAATTTTATTATATCCCCATCTACGAGCTATTAATTCTTGTTTTCTATTTTGAACCTTAGATTGGTCTAATATATTGCCATAAGTTTTTTTATAATGTCCATATTCTTCAGATAGAGTACAAAGTTTTTCTTTATTTGTTAATGTGTTTTTTATTGCGATTCTATTTCCGCTACATAGTCCATCATTTGCCTTTAATGGCTTTTCTTTAACAATAGCTCCATCTTTGCTACATTCAATTAGTAAATCTTCATAACTCATGTAATACCACCTACCATTGACTATCATCATTCATTATATCCATATCATGTTTAATATCTTCTTTTGTAGCATTTTCATTGGCATGTGCCGCTATTGGCATTGATTCATCTTTAGTAGCTGATATTTCATCACTAGTATTATCCATATATTTAATATTAGTTGTTAAATCGTCACTATAATCTAAAAGTTTTTCTTTCCCTTTAGAATTTAATTTATTGTAGTTATCTAATAATTGTTTTTCTTCTTTTGTAACCTTGATATCTTGAACTTCACACCCGATTAAATACATTGGAGTAGTGCCTAATATATCCGCAAGAGGTACTAATATTGGATATGGAAGATTTTCAATTTCACTACTTTCGTATCTATATACTGTTGCTCTATTTTTGCCAAGTTTTTCAGCAATATAATCAACAGATAATCCTTTTTCTTTTCTTAATTTTTTTATTCTTTCACCTATATTCATTGTTTATCACTCCTATAAGAAAATTATATCAATATTTTCGCACATATGCAACATTTTTGAGATAAAAAAAGATTTTTTTTGAAAAATATGCGAAAATATGTTGACATAGTTAGACAAGCGTTGTATTATAATATCATAATTCGCATTTAAGCGACACGAAAGGAGTTGAAAAAGATGATAAATATTTTAAAGTTAAAAGGTAAAATTGTAGAAGCGGGAATGAATATTTCAAGTTTATCAAAAGAATTAAGTATTGATAGGTCTACATTTTATAGGAAATTAAATGAAGATGGTACTTTCTTCACAATTAAAGAAATAAATATAATGATTGAAAAACTCAATCTTTCATTTGATGATGTAAAGAATATTTTTTTTAGTCAATTAGTCGCATAAATGCGACAGGGAAGAAAGGATGATAAGAAATGAATAAGCAATTAGAAAATATATTATCAAGCAGAGAAGTTTATCAAATGATGGACTTAAAACAACATTCAGATTTGTTAAGAAAAATAGACTCAATTAACCAAGATTTCAGAGAAAGCAAAATTGCGTTTTCTAAATATTGGATAGAAAACACATATAAAGTTGAGGGACAAACAAGAGAATATCGTGAGTTTTTAATCACAAAACGTGGTTGTGAATTTTTGGCACACAAAACTACTGGAACAAAAGGGAATCTATTTACGGATAAATATATGGACAGGTTTTCAGAAATGGAGCAATACATTAAAGAAGAACAACAACCTAAAAAATTATCAGCATTAGAACAATTACAACTTCAAAATCAAGCAATCTTAGAAGTTAATGAGAAAGTTGATAAAATTCAAAACGATATGCCATTATTCAAAGCTGAATGTGATGAACTTCAAGCATTAGTTAAAAAAGTAGGTGTTGGTCTTATGGGTGGAAAAAATGCACCAGCTTATAAAGATAATTCTTTAAGAGGTAGAGTTTATTCCGATATGCAACATCAATTAAGAAGAGAATTTGGAGTTGATAAGTATTCTTGGATTAAGCATAGCCAATTCAATCAAGCTAAAGAAATAATTACAAATTATGAATTACCAACAGTTCTTAAAAATGAAATTATAAAGGCTAACAATCAAGTATCATTCGAGGAGGCTATGTAGTATGAATAAGCAGTTAGAAAACAAAAAGTTATTTTGGAAAATGGTTCAACATATAGAAGGTTGTAGCGATTGCTATGTTAGAAATCATCAAGGTGTGATTATAGAAAGAGGAATGTTACTTAGTAATGATTATGGTGCTTATTTTGGATTAGATGATGGAATTATCAGAATATATGACAATAAGCATAATGTATTACTTGCATTTGATGAAAATAGTCCATTTTTAACAGCTTTAAATGAAGTATTTATTGATTTGAATATGGAGGACTAGTCTATGGATAAAGTATTAATAAGTCGTAAGACATTGGCTGAAAGGTGGGACTACGATTCCACTAGGGCCATTATTGATATGGAACAAGAGGGAATTATAACTCGTATTCCAGAGATATCAAGTCCACGTTATTCTATGGAGGAAATATTAAGAATTGAAAATTTAGGTAAAGAAGCTAATCCACTATCTCCACTAGAACGAAGAAGATTAGAAAAAGAGATAGAGGAAAAGGATAAAAAAATTGCATTGCTAGAAGCTAAATTAAATAAGGTGCAAATGGCATTAGCCCAATAACTAAAAGTAAGGAGGGAAAATATGAACAACATTAACCTTTTAGATAACCTATCTACTAAATATAAAAGAAGAAATGTGCTTGTAAGGATTACTAAAAATTTTATTAAAGTATGGAGGTAAGCTATGGTATTTAAGTTTTGGACTTGGTTAAAAGCAAATGTGACAGAAGAACAATTTAAAGACATTTTAGAAGCAGCAGACCAAGATATTAAATTTAATCGTATTGGCTTTGGTAAAACTACTAAGCCATTAGAGTATGTAAGAATATGTACAAGATGTGCGAGTGTAGTGCTAAGAAGTGGAGGTGCAGCATGAAGAATCCAAAGAAACTTAAGAGGAAACATAAGATATTTTTAAGTAAACAGGGATGTAATCCAGATGATTTTCTTATAGTAACAGAGGATGCAGAAAGTTATACATTCTATAACAAAGTTACTGGTGTAGTTTGGGATCCAATAAGGAGGTAGTTATGGGAATAATAATACAAGCTATATACAATATAGCAAATAGAAAACAGGCTTAAAGAATTCAAAATAAAGTACAAGAGAAAAGAGCAAAAGGTAACAATAAAAGTTTTAAAGAGCTTATAGATGAAGAAATACAAAAAGAATTATCTATAGATCCTATAGAGGAGGGATGAAATATGAAAGAAAATTGGTATGCATTACTTATATGCTTAGAAACAAATACATCTGTAGATACTGCATTAAGAAAAATGAATGTATGTTTTAAAGGTGCAAGTAAAGTTATTAATAAAAAAGTTAGATGTAAATATTCTGATGAATTAATAAAAAGAGTATTTGAACTTAAAGAATTAGGAAATACACATAAACAAATTGGATTAACGCTAGGATTAACAGCAGATCAGATTAGTGGAATAGTAAGACTTCATAAAGAAAAAGCTACTAAGAATCCCAACCAAAGCATTCTTAGTAGCACACATAAAACCATGCGTAAAAATTCAACTTCATTATATCACAGTTTGGAGGCGAGTCAATAGTGGATATAAAACAAGCAGAAATGGAAATGGCAGCAGTAAATAGCTGTATAGAAACAATAAGTAATTATACATTAAATGACCAATTTCAATCAGATGTTGAGGATTTAATTACTAATTTTGAAATTGCATACAGTCATGTTTTAGATATGACAGAGAAATTGAAAGATTTTTTAGGAGATTTTAATTAATTGGAGGATTTTATTATGGAAAATACATTATTAAACCAAGAATTACAAGAGGAAAGAGCAGAAGGTTTTAAAGTAACTGATTTAAGTTCCGCTACATGGTGCTTTAGAAAATTAAGAGCTATTGCTACTAAAAAAGCAGAAATAGAAGAAACTGCGGCAAAGGAAATTGAACATATTGAAAAATGGAAGGAAGAACAATTAAAACAATATGAATCTGATATAGAATTTTTTGAAGGTGCTATAAGTGCGTATTACGTTGAAGAAAGGACGAAAGACAAGAAATTCAAATTATCTACACCTTATGGAAAAGTTAGTAGTAGAAAAACTGAAAAGTATATTTACGAAGATGAACAGGCTATTAAAGATTACTGTAATGTAAATGAAATAGATGCAATTAGAGTTAAAGAGGAACTTGATAAAACTGCATTTAAGAAACTTTGCAAAGGTGGAGTTAACCAAGAAACAGGGGAAGTTGTTCCTGGAGTAAGAGTGGAAACTATAGAAACTATAACAGTTAAAGCGGAGTAGGGGGAGTAATACATGGAATTACAATTTAGACCATTAAAAGCAAGTGAAATTGATGTAAGAATAGCAATGGTAAAAAAAGATGGGTTAAGCTTATTGCTTTATAAAGATGCACGTTGTGATATGAATTTATTAGATGAAACAGTTGGACCTTATAACTGGAAGAAGTCTTATTCTCGAGATAATGCAAATTGCACAGTTAGTTTATGGGATAGTGAAAAAGGTGAGTGGATTTCGAAAGAAGATACAGGAACAGAGAGTTTTACAGAAAAAGAAAAAGGACTTGCTTCAGATAGTTTTAAAAGAGCTTGTTTTAACTGGGGAATAGGTAGAGAGCTTTATACAGCACCTTTTATATGGGTTACTAATGCAGCTATATATAAAAGAACAGTTAATGGGAAAGACATATTTAAGTGTGATGATAGATTTGCAGTTAAGGATATTAAATATGATGAAAATAAAAATATAGTTGAGTTAGTAATTACTAATTTGACTAATAAGAAGCAAGCATACCCAATTAATTATTCAGAATCATCAAATGAAGCAACAGGAGCTGAACCAACTAATACTACACCTAAAACTTTTAAATGTAAAATGTGTGGAAATGAAGTTACTGAAAAAGTTGCAAAATTTAGTTATGGAAAGTATCAAAAAATTCTTTGTATGGATTGTCAAAAGAAATAGGAGCTGATTAGATGAATGAAGGGTGGTTTAAATTTCATAGATGTTTATTTAAAAAAGCAATATGGCAAAGTTCAACTCCAGAGCAAAAAGTTATTCTTATCACCCTTCTAGGAATGGCAAACCATGAGGGGAGAGAGTGGGAATGGCAAGGCAAACAATTTAAAGCAATGCCAGGTCAATTTGTAACAAGTGCAGCTTCAATAATAAAGAAAGCCGGAAAAGGTATATCACGACAAAACGTAAGAACTGCACTTGAAAAATTCAAAAAATACGAATTTTTAACCTACATATCAACCAAGACAGGATTGCTTGTAACTATACAAAATTGGGAGCTTTACCAAGATACAAATTTCAAAACTAACCAAACTATTAACCATGAGGTAACCAACAGGTCACCATCACCTAACCAACAGGTAACCACTAACAAGAATGATAAGAACTATAAGAATGATAAGAAGTATATATATATAAGCGAATTTACAGAAGATAAAGAATTAAGACAAACAATAATAGACTTTATGAAAATGAGAGATAAAAATAAATCTCCTATGACTGATAGAGCATTAAAGATCATGTTAAATAAATTAAAAGATTTATCTAGTGATACAGAAACTCAAATCAGAATTTTAGAAAGAAGTATAGAACATTCATGGAAAACAGTATATCCATTACCGAAGGAAGGTGAAACAGATGAAACTAACAGGAATAGAAAGTTTGGACAGAATAATGAAACAAAGAAATTTAATATCACAATGCCAGAATGGAAACCAAAAGAAGGAATTGGGGGAGAAGAACCATTTTAAATGCAATTTATGTAAAGATACAGGGTATATTATTACTCCTAAAGAACATAGCCAACCTATAATGACACCTTGTAAGTGTATGGAAGATGATAGGGTTAAAAGACTATGGAGCAATAGTGGAATTAATACAGATAATCTTGATAAAACATTTAGTAACTTTGAGGAATGGTCATTAAAGTCTAAGGAAATGAAATCAAAGGCAGCTGATTATTACAAAGCATTTAATGCTATAAGAGCGGATAGGAGAAATAGTATATTGCTTTGTGGTAATCCTGGAAGTGGTAAAACTCATATAGCACTTGCACTAGCTAACAATTTTCTTAAAAAAGGAATAAGAGTTGTGTATATGCCTTATAGAGATATAGTCACTAAGCTAAAACAAAATATGATTGATGAAGAATACTACAAGAAAACATTAAGCAAATATCAAACATGTGAAATTCTTTTATTAGATGATCTGTATAAAGGGAAAGTAAATGAAACTGATGTAAACATAATGTTTGAACTTATAAATTACAGATACTTAAACCATTTACCAATCATAGTATCAACAGAATTTACAGTAGAAAAGTTATTAAGCTTTGATGAAGCCATAGGCAGTAGGATATACGAAATGTCTAAGGATTATATAGTCGAAATTGAAGGTACAGAAAATAATTATAGATTGAGGTGATTTAATGGCTAAGTATGGAACATGTGAAGAATGTGGACAAGATACAGTAGTTGAATTACACCATATAGTAAGCAGAAAACAATTAAAAGCATTAGAACATTGTGAACATAATTTTGCTTATCTCTGCTATAACCACCACAGACATAATATAACTGGCATACATGCAAATAGAGAACTGGACCATAAGTATAAACTTAAATTTCAAAACTATCTTGAAATGAAATTCTTAAATGAATATTTAACTAGAGAAGAAATAAAAGAAGTTCTAGGAATTAAGGACAAAGCCTTAGATTCGATTTTAAAGCATTTAATACAACATAAGGGTAAATATGCTAGGGAAGATGTAATTCGTGCTTGTATGGGCGGGAAAATGATTTGTAGAGGATAAAAACAATGGAAGAACTTAAAAAAGAATATCCAGAAGACATAATTATGTATGGAAATATACTTGAAAGATTTAAGAGATTGAATGAGACAGATCCATCAGGTGCATTTAAATTGTCTATAGATGCATCAGTATCATATGATAGATGGTCAGAAATAAAGTGCAATATAAAAAAGAATTTAGGCAGAGGAGAAAAAGCAGCATTAAAGGATAGACTTAAAGAAATGTGTGAATTTTTACAAGATGTGTCTACAATGGCTCGGATGGTTTGGAATAATGCTAAAGATGATCTAAGAAGTAATAGAGAAGATTAATACAGACTAGTCAGAAATTACGTAGTAAATAAAGTATTAAATATAAAAACTTTTAACTTACATCATTCTTTTAAGAAATTAATGATGTAAGAGCAATAATAAATATATAAATAATTGGTACTATGCTAAAAATAAAGGCTTTTTTATATGATTTTAGCTTAATAAAAAATATTAAGGATATGATTACAGATATAAAAATAACTAGTGGGATTGCTATTATTAAAAAGAAAAATATCCAGTTTAAAAATATTTCACTTGAACCAGGAGAATCAAATGTCATTGGTGCAAACAAAGCTGCAAAACAAAAAATAGGGAACAGAAGGGTGAAAATAAAATCAAGTAATACAGTTATTATTTTTATAAATTCATTATCTTCCATAAAATTGCCTCCTAGCTTTCTGTAATAATACATCCAATTATAACATAATTTAAAAATTAACATTGATTAGAATTATTAACCAATTTTTATATATTTTTATTTATAATATGTGAAATGTGCGAAGAAAGGAAGTAGAAAATGAATGAAGATACTGAAGTATATGAACAAGCAATGCAAGATGTAAAAGAGCTTGCAGAAGAGGTAATGGAACGTTGTGAAATGTTTGCAGATGCATATTATTATGAAAAAGAATGGGTATTTGACCAATTCAAAAAAGAACTTAATAAAATAATGAAATAGGAATAGTTCACAATACTTCAAAATGATTTATAGAAAGGTCGAAATAGTATGGAAGAAGCTAAAGACATATTATAGAAGCAGTAAGGGCTTTAAGAGAATTAGATTGTAAATGTGATAATACAACAACTTGTGACAGATGTATTGCTATTTTTAAACTTAATAGTATTCATAATTTTTTAAGTCAAGATTAGACAACCTGTAGTTTTGACATAGTAAATTAAAATTTGTTCTTTGAAAATCGAATAGTGTGATACTTGTAAATATGTTATAATTTACTAAAGTTTAACTTTATAATATTAGGGGGAGAAATTTTGGAGAAATTACAGCATTCAAAGATAGGAAAGTTATCAATATTAATGACAATCGTATCATGTTTCTATTCAATTAAAGATATTATATTTCCTGTTGATTTAACAGCTACTGTACAAAAAAGACTAATACCAATACAGATAGAAACAGGGATAATATTAATAATAGTTAGTTGTGGTTTGATTTTTGGAATTATTGCAATGTTTCAAAAAAAGAGTAAAAAAATAGGACCTGTTATTGCGATTATTATAAATGGATGGCAGGCAATTCCACTATGGATAATACTAATAAAAATAATATTCCTACGCTTGGGATTTTATCTTGGTTAAAAAAGAAGGTAATTGAAGTATCACATTATTCAAAATAAAAAATGAATATTGTGGTATTTTTTTGTTTTACAATACTGCGTAATACTACAATTAGATGTAGAAATTAATGATCAATGTTTTTATGTCTAAAATAACTAAATACAAGTTCAAAAAGTTTTAAAAGCATGTATACAATGAAACAAATAATAATTGTGGTTATAACTGAACATAAAGTGTGAAGATTATGTACTTTATCAATATCATATCCATGCTGACTAACATAATAATTCTCTATTATTTTAAATTTTGGGCTAATGAATAGTGCTATAAATACGCTGATAAAACTACGAATAGTAGATGGGTTCATAAAATTACTTCCTTTCAAAATTATTACAAAAATAGTATAGCATAATTTGGAAAAGAAGAAAATCACACATATATAAAATTAAGCTTAATAACAGCAATAGCTGTAACTATAAATTATCATTTAACTATCAATTTCAAAAGAAGGTGAGAAAGTGATATTAGCAATAGATCCAGGTAATGAAGAAAGTGGAATAGTGCTTTTAGATTATAATTTAAAACCACTAGAAGCTGAAAAACTTAGTAATAAAGATATTCTTAATAGAATAACAAGTTGTCAGTATGCGGATGTAGAACATATAGCAATAGAAATGGTTGCATCTTATGGCATGGCAGTTGGAGCAACTGTATTTGAAACTTGTGTATGGATAGGGAGATTTACAGAAGCATTATTATTTACTACAGGAATAGAGCCAAAATGGATATATAGAAAAGATGAAAAAATGAATCTATGCAATAGTATGAAAGCTAAGGATAGTAACATAGTACAAGCTTTGATAGATAGATTTGCACCTAATACTACAAACAAAGGAAAAGGTACTAAAAAGAATCCAGGATGGTTCTATGGATTTAAAAAGGATATATGGCAAGCTTATGCAGTAGGTGTAACTTATCATGATATATATTTAAAAAATAATTAAATAGCAATTAGCTTGATATGTCTTGATATTAGAAATGTATAGCAGGGATTACACAAAGTTATATGCTAATGTTAAGAAATTAAATTAGGGAAGGTGTAAAAACCTTCCTGAATATAAGAGGAGTGAAACTTTATGAAAGATTATATAGAAGCAAGAGTAAAGGAAGTAGCAAATTATATTATATATACAGAAGCAACTTTAAGAGGAGCAGCAAAGGAATTACATATAAGTAAAAGCACTATTTATAAAGATTTGGTTGAGAGATTACCGAAAATAGATCCAATAATGGCAGAAGAAACACATTCTATTTTAGAGAAGAATAAAGCTGAAAGACATATAAGAGGTGGAGCTGCAACAAAGAATAAATTTAAGGGGATGATGTGATGGTAGAGTTTAAGAATATAGATTTAACTGGATTAACATTAATGGATGAATTAAATAAAACGGATGAAGAAACAAAAGAATTTAAAGATGCAGTACATGAGTATTTATATTTAAAAAATGATCATTGGAGTCAAAAAGCAGTTAGTGAAAGTATAGAACATATAAAAGAGGAATTTTGTGATGTTATTCAATCACATCTAAGTGTACTTAAAATGTTAGATATAGATATTAAAGAGATAACTGATTATTGGAATACAAATCACTTAGAAAAGATTAAGAATAGACCTAGAGCTAAGGAGGAATCAAACCATGACTAAGCAAAAACAGATTAATAAATATTTTAATGAAAATGATAGACTGGAAAAGGAAAAATTAATCAAAGGAGTATCTAAGAAATTTAATATAGCAGAAAGTTCAGCTACTACATTTTATTATAGATGGAAGAAAGAATTTACAGGAAGTAATAATTGTGTACCAAAGGAAGAAAAGAATATTGAAGTTAAGGAAAAGCCAAAGGAAAAACAAGAAATAAAGGTACCACATGAAACTAAGCCTTTAGATGTGAGTGAAGAACAAGTATTTAAAAAGCCTAAAATAACAATAACAGAAGGAAAAGTTGATTATAAGGGCAAGGAATTTTATATAAAAGATGGAGCTTTAGTTGTTGGAGAAGAAAGATTTAAAAATATAGATGAACTTGAAGAATATAAGAAAAGGCAACTTAAAGAATTTTATATGCAGATTGGTGAAATAGCCGAAGTGTTAGAAGTGATTAGTTGATTAAAAAATAAACAGCATTAGAGAACTATAAACGCCAATTTATATATCTTCTCTAATGCAGCACCTATCTAATATTATACCATAAAGGATAGGTGATATAGTATGCAGAAACATAAAAGAATACTTTATAAGGAAACAGAAGATAAATTATTTAAGTATTTCAATAAAGATGATATATATAAAGGTTTGAATAAACAACTAAGTGTTCTAAATAAGCAAATAGCAGATATAGAAAAAGAACTAAGAGAATGCAATTATGTAAGTATAGACGAAGAATCATCATCACCAGGCTTTGATGAAAAGGTACAAACATCTAGCACAGGAACTAGTTATGTTGAAGGACAAATGATAAGGCTAACTGACTTGAAACTTAAAAGAAAAGCCAAGAAGGAAATAGAAAGAGAAAATATAATTGAACAATTAGAGGATATGGAAACAATAGAATCTGAAATGGAATGGAAAGTAGAGCAGTTACAAGGAAATTTCAAAGAACTATTAAAGATGATCTATAAGGATAATATGAATGAAGTACAAATATCTTTTAAGTTACATCTAAGCCAAAGCCAAGTAAATAAAAGAAAGAATCAGATATTAGAAAAAATATTTATGTGGGAGAAATGGAGTTAAAGAAAATATAAAAGGGGTGGAATAATTTTGGAATAAAAAAGGAATAATTTTTTAATCTGAAAGTGTTATTATGGTATTAAAGGAATCCAGCAAAGCGAATACACACGCATGTATTGGATTTTTGGTTATTGACCATATAACCTCTCATAAATTCTCAATACCCTTTTATACCATAGTTAAAATACTCTGTACAACCGAAGATTTAAGTTTACACTTGAATGTTTTATGTAGGTTATATGGAGTATTTTTATTGATATAAATTGGAATAGTTTGTATAATTATTGTGTATAGGAGGGGAAAGCATTGGGGATAATTAAAACTGATATAGAAGAAAGTACATACAATAGTATTTCGGAACAACACATAAAAGAAGGAATAAGTACAGGATATGTAAAAGCTATTGCTCATTATGCTGGAATGAATATAGAATTCTCAGATATGGATTATGGGTTTGATGGAACTTTTTCTGGAGTAAAGATAAGGGAACATGCAGGTAAAAGAAGAATATTATCAGATGGATGCAAACTTGATTTTCAACTAAAAGCATCTATTAATGTAGAAATAAAAAATGATGTAGTTGAATATAATTTAGAAGCAAAAAATTATAATGATTTAGTAGATACAGAAATATGTACACCAAGAATATTAATATTATATAAGCTTCCTAAAGATAAAGAAAGCTGGATAAAGGTATCTACCACAGAAACAGTTTTTAAAGATTGTGCATGGTGGTGTTATTTATCAGGACAAGAAGAAACTAAGAATAAGGAAAAAAAATTAATAAAAATTCCGAAGAATCAAATACTTGATCAGAATTCATTGAGAGAATTAATGAAAAAAGTTAGAAGGGGGGAATTAGTATAATGTTAAACTATGATAAATTTAACAATATCACTATAGAATCCCTTGAAAAATATTTAAGATATAACAAATGGATCCAAGATGTGGATTTTGCTAATAAAAAGATAAAACTATATAGAAAAGTAATTGATGAAGAAGAATATAGTTTATTTTTACCAACAAGTAATGATTTTAAGGATTCTGTAAGAAGGATAAACGATGCTATAGAAATACTTTCAGAAATAAAGGATACAACTAATCATGAAATTACAAAAGAAATTTTGAAAGCAAATAATCAGTTGATATTAATTAAAGATGAAATTGTTCCTAAAACTACAATACAAAATACCAAAGATATTTTAAGTATTCGTATTATATCTAAGCTATCTGAAAAAGGAACAATACCACTGGAATATGGTTCAAGTGTAATTGAAGGATTAAAAAAATTAGTACTATCAGCTATTTTTAATGAAGAACATCCTCAACCATTTTTTATTAGACCAAATAAAAGTTCACAAGAACAATTAAGTAGATATAAATTAGGACAAACACAAGTAGGCAGTTATGTATTCAATATAGAAATAGATAATGAAATAGATAATGGAGAGCAATTGGAATTTAAAGACAATGAACAAATAGAGGCTACATTATCTGAGGAAAGAAAAGTAATAAAAAGGATTCAAAATGGTATATCACAAATCAAAAAAGATAATATTGAAGAATTATTTGAAAATAGCTATAAAAAAGGACTAAATGCCAATATGTGCGATGCTTTATTAAATTTCCAAATGGAAAATTATGATATAAAAATCGAATCAAAAGTGCAGTGGTCTGATTTATTACCTAAGCCTAATGATATAAAAGAAAAAGTAATATTAGAGAGTGATGATTTTTATAAAGTAAAAATGTTATCAGAAAAATATAAAGAAAATAAAAGTGTGGAGCATAGAATGAAAGGTAAAATAATTAGATTAACTCACAGAAAAGATTTACATGAAAATGTAATAGAACGAAATATTGTTATACAGACGGAAATAGAAGGAAAAAATAAAAATGTTAAAATTGATTTAAGTGATAAGGATTATAAAATAGCGTGTGAGGCACACAAACAGGATAAAGATGTATTAATAAATGGTGAAATGCTAAAGCAAGGAAAATATTGGACAATGATTAATTATAATAAATTTGATGTTTTATAATTAAAGGAGAACCTTAGAAATAGGGTTCTTTTATTATGCTTATAACCAGTAGAGCAACCCTCCAAAATAATTAATAGATGAAAGGTAGGCGATAAAGCCTCCTGGAATAGATTTTAGTATCATTATTGCTCTGCTGGTTTTATTTGTAATATTCTATAGAAGATTGTATAATTATTATATTAGGGGGGAGATAATTGTGGATAAATATCAATTAATAAAAGAAATATATTTTAATCAAATAGGCCATAAAGATAGTTTAAATTCAAAAATATCGATACCAATAACTATAGAAAGTGTTTTGGTAGTAACATTAGCCTATTACATAAAATTATATAACAAAATACCTTTGAAAAATGGACAATGGGTAGGAGTGTTTAGGTTTTTAGTTATACTTTTAACAATGGCCATAATAATGGCAATAGTTTATTCATACAAGTCTTTTACTGGCTTTACATATGATTATCTTACAACTGATATAGTAATTGAAACAGAAAAAGAAGTAAAAGAATATTATGATGAAAACTATGAACGATATTTTTTTAAATGTGGTAAAACCAAAAAGGAACTTATAGAGTTGAATTTAACTGAGAATCTAATAAGTACAATGGATAAAAGCTGTAAGTCTAATTTTCAACAAAATCAATTAAAAGGTTATAGAATAAGAATAAATGCTATTATTATAGCATTTGCTATATTAATTACATTTATAATACAATTCATATTATCTGTTAATTATTTTAAGTATTTAGAATAAAAATGAAAGGAGATGAACTATTATGTCAGATACAGAAAGACCAACACAAACTCCTCCACCAAAGCCAGCACCAAAGCCACCAATGTCAATAACAGAAGGCGCTAAGCCAAAACCTGGTAGGACAAGAGGTTAATAATAAAAGAACTCTATTAATATAGGGTTCTTTTATATACAATAAAGCAAAAAAGTGAGGTGGCATTGATGAATAAATTAACATCAAAGCAGAAAATATTTTGTGATGAGTACTTAATAGATCTTAATGCCACAAGAGCATATAAGAAAGCTTATCCAAGTGTTAAGAAAGATGATACAGCAGCAGTAAATGGAAATAGATTGCTAAGAAATGCTAAGGTAAAAGAGTACATAGATAAACGTATGAAAGACAGAGAGAAAAGGACAGAAATAACACAAGATATGGTATTAAAAGAACTTGCAGCAATAGCATTTTCAAATGGTGCAGATTTTGCAAAGGTGACAGATGATAATATTGTTGAGATAATACCAACGGATGAATTGCCAATAGATAAAAAGAAAGCTATATCAGCTATAAAAGAAACAAAGTTTGGTATTAATATAGAAACATGTGATAAAGTAAAGGCACTTGAGCTGTTAGGAAAACATTTAGGAATGTTTAAAGACAAACTTGAACTTAGTGGAAATATTAATAATCCATATGAAGGACTTACAACAGAGCAGTTATTAAAAATAGCTGGTGTTAATGATGGATAAAAAGCTAATAGAATTAGGTGCAAAATGTGAACTTGCTAGGCGCAGGTTCTTTTTTTATTGCAATTTAAAAGCACCAGACTTTTATAAACCTAATAGAAAATATCTTGTAGAACTATGCAATGACCTTCAAGAGTTCTACGAGGGTGATGATGAAATACTTGTAGTAAATGAACCACCTCGCCACGGAAAAAGCAGATCGGCAGGTTTATTTGTTGAATGGGTTTTAGGAAAGAACCAAAATGAAAAGATTATGACTGGATCATATAACGAGACTCTTTCAACTATGTTCAGTAAGAATGTTAGAAATAGCATCCAAGAAGAAAAGGCAGATAAATATAAACCAGTATTTAGTGATGTATTTCCTAATGTATCAATCAAACGTGGTGATGGTGCTATGAACTTATGGAGCTTAGAGGGGGGGTATAACAATTATCTTGCAACTTCACCAACAGGAACAGCGACAGGGTTTGGATGTAGTCTTATGATTATTGATGACTTAATAAAGAATGCAGAAGAAGCCAATAACGAAGGGGTTAAAGAAAAGCACTGGGAATGGTTCACTAATACAATGCTTTCAAGACTTGAAGAAGGCGGAAAAATAATAATCATAATGACTAGATGGGCAAGTGATGATTTAGCTGGTAAAGTCTTAGAAGAAATGGCAGACAGAAAGATTAAGCATATTAGTATGAAGGCCTTACAGGATGATGGAACAATGCTTTGTGATGAAGTATTAAGCAGAAAATCATATGAAAATAAAATTAAGACTATGGGAGCAGATATTGCATCAGCTAACTATCAGCAAGAGCCTATTGATCTAAAAGGTAGATTGTATAGCAAATTAAAGACTTATACTTCATTACCAAAGGACAGTAATGGTAATTTATTATTTACAGCTATTAAGAACTATACAGATACAGCAGATAAAGGAGAAGATTACTTATGCAGTATTAACTATGGTGTCTATGATAAAGAAGCTTATGTGTTAAATGTGCTTTATACTCAAAAGGATATGTCAATTACTGAAAAAGAAACAGCTAAGATGTTATATCAAGATGGAGTTAATAGAGCAGATATTGAAAGTAATAATGGTGGAGAAGGCTTTGCAAGAAATGTAAAAAGAATATTAAAAGAAACATTTGATAGCAATAAAACAGTTATTAAGCCTTTTCATCAATCAAAGAATAAAGAAGCTAGGATACTTAGTAATTCAACGTGGGTTATGGAACATATATATTTCCCTTCAAATTGGAAAGACAGATGGCCAGAGTATTATAATGCAATGGTTAAATATCAACATGAAGGAAAGAACAAACATGATGATGCTCCAGATGCTACAACTGGAATTGCTGAAAAGATAAATAAACCTAATGGAATGGGTGTATTTAAATAAGGTGGTGAATTAATTGGATATAGAAGTAGTAAAGAAATTAATTAAGAAACATACAACAGGTCATGCTGATATAGTATGTAAATCATTAGTAGCAGAAAGATATTATAGAAACAAGAATGATATATTAACATATGACAGAAAGAAAGATGAAGATTCAGAGAATCCATTAAGGAATGCAGATAATAGAATATCTAGTAATTTTCATGGATTATTAGTAAATCAAAAAGCATCATATATGTTTACAGCTCCACCTTTATTTGATGTTGGCAATAAGGATGCAAATAAAAGAATTACTGATGTATTAGGTGATAACTACGCTAAGACTTGTAAGGACTTATGTATTAATGCTGCTAATAGTGGTATAGCATGGTTGCATTATTGGATAAATGACAATAAAGAATTTGAATATGGTGTAGTAGATAGTAAGCAGATAATACCTATATGGTCCAGTAGTTTAAATAAAAAGCTTTTAGGGATATTAAGAGTTTATAAAGATACAGATGATGATGGTGAAAGCTGTGATATTTATGAGTATTGGAATGATACAGAGTGCCAGGCATTCAGAAAGAAATCATCTGATACCATAGATGAAGGATTACAAACTTATACAATGTTTACAAGCTTTATAGTAGATACTAATACAGTTCAACTAAATAGTGAGTTTAAGCATGATTTTGGAAGAGTTCCATTTATACCATTTGGAAATAACAACTTAATGACTAGCGATTTAGATAATGTAAAGCCACTAATAGACGTGTATGATAAAGTCTTTAGTGGTTTTGTTAATGATTTAGAAGATATTCAAGAAATAATCTTTATATTAACTAATTATGAAGGTGAAAACCTTGGAGAGTTCTTATCGCAACTTAAGAAATACAAGTCAATAAAAGTTGAGAATAATGGTGATTCAGATAAAAGCGGTCTTGAAACTTTAACTATAGATATTCCAGTTGAAGCTAGAGAGAAACTACTTACTATTACAAGAAAAGCAATATTTGAACAAGGTCAAGGAGTTGATCCACAACCTCAAGAGTTTGGAAATGCTAGTGGAGTTGCATTAAAATTCTTATATTCTTTACTAGAATTAAAAAGCGGACTTACTGAAACAGAATTTAAGCTTGGTTTTGGTGAATTTGTTAGAGCTATATGCAAGTATCTTAATGTTGAATGTAAATCAATTATTCAAACATGGACCAGAACTGCAGTAACAAATGATACTGAACTAGCAAGTATATGCACTTCAAGTGTTGGTCTTTTAAGTAATATGACTTTATATAAGAATCATCCATTTGTTGAGGATGCAGACAAAGAAGTCGAGCAGAAGAAAAAAGAAGATGAAGAAAAGCAACAGGAAAACGATGATTATAAAAATGCATTCCCTAATAAAGATAAGGAGGATAACCAAAATGATAAAAGTGAACAGTAAAGCTAAAGTAGATTTGTTTATAACTTTCTTGTGGATTATCAATCTTATACTAAATATCCTTATTGATAATGGTAATGCAAGAATTGTATTATTTGTTGTACTTGTTGGTAATTGTATTCAAAGCTCATTAAAATTCTTTGAGGGTGTTAATTATGAAAAAGAATAGAGAGTATTGGTCTAAAAGGTCAGAACAATTAGAAGAAGCTTTATTAAATAAAGGTGAAAACTTTGCAAATGACCTTGATAACCAATATAAGATAGCAAATGCAAGACTTCAAAAGGAGATTGATGCTTGGTATCAAAGATTTGCTAAGAATAATTGTATATCACTTACAGAAGCTAAAAGGCTATTAAATACTAATGAATTAAAAGAGTTTAGATGGACTGTTCAAGATTATATTAAATATGGTCAAAAGAATGCAGTTAATCCATATTGGATGGAGGAATTGGAGAATGCATCTTGTAAGGTTCATATATCAAGGCTAGAATCACTTAAGCTACAGTTACAACAGCAAGTTGAGGTTTTATATGGTAATCAGCTTGATGGACTAGACAGAACAATGAGAGACATTTATTCAGAAGGCTATTATCATACAGCATTTGAAATTCAAAAAGGATTTAATACTGGATATTCCTTTATGAAGTTTAATGAAAATGAACTTGAAAAGGTAATTTCCAAGCCTTGGGCATTAGATGGAGAGAATTTCAGTAGTAGAGTATGGAAGAATAAGAGTAAACTTATAAATACATTACATACTAATCTTACACAAGCTTTAATTCGTGGAGATAATCCAGAAAAGATTGTTGGCAATATTGCAAGTACAATGGAAACATCAAGAAAAGCAGCAAGAAGGCTTGTTATGACTGAAAGTGCTTATTTCTCTGCTGCTAGTCAGAAAGATTGCTATTCAGATTTAGGAATAAAAGAATATGAGATTGTTGCAACATTGGATTCTCATACATCAGAAACATGCCAGGAGTTAGATAGAAAGGTATTTAAAATGTCTGATTATGAAGTGGGCGTTACGGCTCCACCTTTTCATTGTTGGTGTAGAACTTGTACTTGTCCTTACTTTAATGATGAATTTACTATAGGAGAAAAGAGAGCAGCAAGATCACTAAATGATAAAACTGAATACATTCCTAGTGATATAAAATATCCGGAATGGAAAAAGAGATATGTGAAAGAATCATCAAAATTAGATGAAGGTGATTTGTTGGATAAAGTTAAATCATTATTTCAAAATTCAACTAAATCAAAAGTTAATGAGTTTAAGAATAAACTTGAAAATATTCAGAATGAAGATGTTAAAAAACTATTAAGTCAGTCGGAAGAAAGAGTCAATTTTGCTAAGTCTACAAAGAAAAGCTCATATTTTAATAAAGATGAAAAGACAATATATTTAAAGGATAATGCTGATCTAAGTACAGTAGCACATGAATTATTCCATGAAATAGATAACACATATCAAATAAGTAAAAGTGGAATGGTTATAAATCAAATAGAAAGTGATTATAATAGATTGAAAAATATAGCTTTAGGGTATGGAAAAGAAATTGATGAAATGCTATACTCTAAATATCCAAACATATTCTATACTAATGATTTTGATGAAATTATTGTGTATAAAGAATATAGAGGAATATCTGATATTATACATGGTATGACAAATGGAAAAGTAGACTTAGGATACGGGCATAGGCAAAAAGGATATTGGAATAAGACAAATGCATTATCAAAAGAAACATGGGCACAATATGGAAGAATGCTTTATGAAAATAATGAGGATGTATTAAAAATTTTACAAGAATTATTTCCAGAGACCACTAATGAAATTAATAGAATTTTAAGGGAGATGATTAAATAATGTACTATGGTAAAATGACAGATGAATTAAAAGAACTTATACAAAAGCATATTAACTTATTTGGTTATAATCCTACTAGTGATATGGAATTAGAATATGGAGAAGATGAATATAAAGATTTAGTTAAAGATATAAAAAAAGCAATAAAAGAAAATAAACCTATATGTGAAATAGTAGAATAAGCACTTACTTAGAAAAATGAGTAGGTGCTTTTATTATGCAAAAATTTAAGGAGGAATAGAGTATGATAGTAGTTCAATGGGTAGCACTTATATACATGATATTATGTGCTGTGACTGAATTTGTAAAAATATTTAGTGA